AAACCCAAAAAAACCCAAAAAACCCAAACGGTTTATTAAAAACCCATAATAACCCAAAAAAAGGCGTTAGTGTTAGTGTAAGTGTTAATGATAGTAATAATATTAATACTAATATTGTCGAGTCTATCGACTTCGACCAGTTGTTAAGTTTTATAAATTCAACTTTTGGGAGAGGTTTTAAAGTAGTAAATGACAAAGTTAAGAACAAGTATAAAGCATTATTCAAACAAGGTTACAACAAAGAGCAAATTAAAGATGCTATACTAAACGCATCAAAGAATGATTACCATAAACAAACAAATTATCAGTATTGTACTTTAGAATTCTTTTCAAGACCTGAAACAATAGATAAGTATTCAAGTTTAGTAACAATTGATAGTAGTAACTTAACCATAGAGGAAAAAATACTTAAAAACTACAAAGCATGATATTAAAAGATGGACATAGTACAAAGACCTTATTAGATTACCGAGATGGTAAAATACAAAAAGGATTAGGTTTAGGTATCTACTTTGATGATTACTTCTTACACAAAAAAGGACAATTAAATTTCATTTTAGGTCATGATAACGTTGGTAAGTCTTATTTTGTTGAGTGGTACTTTTTAGCATTAGCAACTAACCACAATTTAAAGTTTACTTTGTTTATGGATGAAAACACACCTTATAAAGTGTTTAGAGATATGTTGGTTATGTATTACGCAAAGCCTATTGAACAAATGACAGATACTGAAATTGAAAGAGGTGTATTAAAGTTAGAACATCATTTTAAATTTGTAGATAATACTAAACGATACACACCTGAGGAACTTCTAAAGGTATTTGATGAAACAGATACAGATGTATATTTGTTAGACCCTTACAATGCTTTAAAAACATCATTAAGCTATTCAGGTAACTACGAGGTATTAAACGAATTGAAAATGTATTGTAAGACTAAAAACAAAACAATCTACATTAATGCACACCCATCAACAGCAGCAGGTCGTAAACAAGCAGTATATCCAAAAGGTCACGATTGGGAGGGTCATTTGTTACCACCGTTTAAAGATGATATTGAGGGGGGTAAACCTTTTTCAAATAAAGCAGATGATTTCTTGATAGTTCACAGGTTAAACGGTCATGACACATTAAAGTTTACTACCTTTGTAGATGTGCGAAAGATAAAAGACACTGCAACTGGAGGACAGCAGACAGACTTAAATGTACCTGTTGCATTTGATTTTAATTTTGGTTATGGTTTTAAATGCGGTGGAATAGATTGCATTAAAAGGCCTAAAGATGTGCAAGTAGATGCTTTTATACCAAAGAAAGAAGAAGTTAAAAAAGCAAACTTCACTAAAATTGCTTATGAACGTCCCGATGATTGCCCTTTTTAGATTATGGAAGACTTAGAAATATTAGCATCTCAATCAGATTTAAAGGTTTTACTTTACAATCTAGAATACTACAATGCCAAAATAAGCGAAAATTATCCCCATAGAAAGGATTTAATAGGTAAAATGGTAGAAAGTATTGAAACGGTTAAAGAAAGTCTTTCTATAAGCTTTAAAATGAAAATAATAAATAAGCAGCTTGAGAAGATGAATCATGAATGGAGTTTAAAATATTATGAAGCATTAAAGATAAATAATGAAATGGCTAAAGAATTGGAAACAAATAAAGCTAATGTTGAGTATTTAGAACAGTTAGAAAGAGAAAATGAAGAGTTAAAAAAGAAAGTTGAATTATTAATGAATGAGATATGATTACAGATAGAAAGTTAGTAGAGTTAGGATTCAGATGCTACCAAGTTAATACACTAATGTATTTTGAAAAAGACGATGTAAAACTAGAAAAGATTTATTGTGGTTATCTTTGTACTAGACCACATAAAGTAGTAAAAACAATTAAAGAATTAAAAGAATTATTATGAGAGATTTTGAAGATGAAAAGTTAAGAAAGTTAAACAATATATTTGCAGTTACAGTGATTGTATTTTGGTTGTTTACATTAATGTTTATTTTAGGAGTAGGTTATTTATTTACGTTATGAAAGACACAAAGAAATTAATAAAATACTATAAAGGTTATGTACTTGTTCAGTTACATGACCATATTGTAAAGTCAGGAACAATTATGTCAATATGTGAACTAGATAATTTAATAAAACATATATCAGAATTAGATAAAAGTACTACTGAAATGACAATAGATGAATTGAATGAGTTAGTAGTAAACGCTTTCGATTTGGGCGATAGTGTAGGAATACATTTAAACTATCCTGATAACGAATATAAACCAGTATACGATAAAAATTAGATTATGAAAGTTTTAAATTTATATGCCTGTTTAGGTGGTAACCGTTACAAATGGGATGAAGTAGCAAAAGAAAAAGGAATTGAATTAGAAGTTACTGCAGTTGAATTAGATGAAGAAGCTGCTAAACTATATCAAGAAAGATTCCCTAATGATAAAGTAATAGTTGCAGATGCACATCAATACTTATTAGACCATTTTAAAGAATTTGATTTTATATGGAGTTCACCACCTTGCCCTAGCCATAGCAGAGCAAGATTTGCACGAAGAAATACAACAACTGCTGTTTATCCTGATTTAAAATTATATGAAGAAGTGCTTTTTTTAGAAAATTATTTTGAGGGTAAATATTGTGTTGAGAATGTTATTCCATATTACGAGCCTTTAATATCAGCACAAAAAAGAGGTAGACATTTATACTGGACTAATTTTAACTTACCTACAGACTTAAACGAAAGAAAAAGTTCAATTATAGAGGGTAAAGATGAAGTAAATAAATTGTGTGAATTTCATGATTATGATTTTAGAAAGTACAAAGGCACTCAAAGAGTGGATAAAATGGCTAGAAATTTAGTAGACTACGAAGCAGGAAGAACTATATTTGAAACAGCACTAGGTATATTTAGAAAAAAAGATACTAATCAAACATCTATATTTGATTATGAATAAACAAAAGAAGTGCAAACATTGTAGGGAGTTGTTTACTCCTTACAATTCCTTACAAAAATACTGCTTTAAAGAAGAATGTAGAACTATCTGGATAGAAACTGAAAAAGAGAAACAATGGAAAAAGAAGAAAGCAAAGATTAAGCAGGAGTTGATGACTGTTCAGGATTACATCAAGTTAGCTCAACAAGTATTCAACAAGTACATAAGGTTAAGAGATAAAGGTAATAAGTGTATAAGCTGTAATAAAACACCATTAAAAGAGAACGGAGGGCATTTTTTTAATGCTAATAACCATTGGAATGTAAGATTTGATGAGGATAATGTACACTTACAATGTGAACACTGCAATACATTCCTATCAGGTAATCTAATAAATTATAGAACTAACTTAATAGCGAAGATAGGGATTGAAAGATACAATGAATTAGAAGCAAAATCTAATGTTACACGCAAGTTTACAGTTGAAGAACTAAAAGAAATTATTGAAGAATATAAAAAAAAGTTAAAATAATTGTAATTAATATAATAATTATAACTATATTTGTAGAAAATAAAAACAAAGTTATGGAGATTTACAAAGCATTATCAGAATTTCAAAATGAAGTACCAGTAATTCACAAAGGTACTCAAGGGTACGGTTACTCCTATGCAGATTTACCTGCTATATTTGAAGTAATTAATCCACTACTTAAAAAGTATAATCTAGGTTTTACGCAGCCTATAATGGGAGATACTATTAAAACTATTATATTCCATACAGAATCAGGCGAAACTATTGAAAGTTTAACAGAAATTCCTAAAGGTGTAACGTTAAAAGGAATGAATGACTATCAGGTGTTAGGTTCAGCTATCACTTATTTAAGACGTTATGCATTAAGTTCTATATTAGGATTAGTAACAGATAAAGATACAGATGCTTCAGGAGAGCAAACTAAACAAGCACCTAAAGTAGAACAAAAACCAAAGATGCACCAACTAACAGCAGACAATGTTAAATCTATTATTGCTAAAGGTACACAGCAGGAGGTATTAGACCAAATAGGTAAAAAATATATGGCTACTACTATACAGATAAAAGAGTTAATGGATTCAATTAAAAAGTAAAATGAAGAATATAATAGAACTAAATCCTTTACACGTCGCTATGGTTAAAGAGCAAATGACAAAGAAAGGAATAAAAGCAAAGACAAATCAGCAAGTAATAGACTACTTGTTTAGTTTAGTAATCAATAAAAACAAATAAATATGAATGAAATGTACGACATCGACAGAGAAAGAGAAGAGTACGAGTATAACAACGTACAACAATCTCAGGACCAGTTAGAGCAAATCAGTAAAGTAGGTATGCCTAACGTAACATCAATCATTAACGGTATAGTATCAGATGTAGAAGTAGGACGTGTTAATCCTTTAGATGCTTTTGCTATCTTTAAGAAAATGGAATCACTATTTAACGAAGCTAAAAAACAAATAGATGCTCTAGCGATAGAAGAAGCAGAACATTATGGACAGAGTACATTCTCACACAATGGACAAAAGTACGAAGTAAGAAACGGTGCTACTAGATACAACTTCAAAGATATTCCTGAATGGATAGAAGCAAATGAAAAGTTAAAGCTAATTGAAGAAAAGTATAAGACAGCTTATAAGAATAGGCAAATGAATCTAAGTTCATTAGATGAGACAACAGGGGAGTTATTACAACTACCTACTGTAACAACAAGTAAATCAAGTTTAATAGTTAAAAATAAATAAATATGAGTGCAATAATTAATGCAAGTATCGACCTATCAAAAATAGATAGTTCAAGAATCTTTGAAAAAGATGGTAGAAAGTGGTTAAGTCTTTCAATTAGTGTAAACGATGAAACAAACTACGGTAACAACGTAGGTATATCAATAGCACAAAGTAAAGAAGAAAGAGAAGCTAAACAGCCTAAAACATACTTAGGTAATGGTAAGGTAGTATGGAATTCAGGAACTATTGTAAATGCAGATAAACAAGAACCAGTAGAAAACGATAATTTACCATTTTAGAATAAAACTTTATAAAAATGGGTCATCAAACACAAACTTGGAATTGTAAATTTTGTGGAAAAATTCATATATGGAATAAAAAGTATAAATATTGTGACTGTATGGAAGAACGAATAATTATAGGAATTGATAAAAGAAGTTATATACACCCAAAAGAAATGCAGTTTATTTCTTACTTGTTAAATTCAAAACATGAATTTTCAAAAGAACAAAGGGGCTGGTATAAATCAAAAGTATTAACAAGGATTGATGTCTTACAGCCATTGGTGAATGAATGTACTAAAAAAGGTATTTCCCTTGCTATTATTAGTAATGATTTAAATAATGAATACAATGATTTAATATTTATTAGAAATAAACATTGTATAGAATAACAAACTAAGCACCCTACTAAGAATGAATATTAACTATTTATTGAACGCTTAAACGGTAGGGTGTTTTTTTATACCCGACAAGGTATAATATATGACGAATAATTCTATTTTATACCCGACAAGGTATAATAGTCATTCATAACGGACAAGGCTATGCGTAGTGCCTTCTTAAAATTACGCACTAACTTTGATTAAAAGCAGAAACAATGAATACAGAAAATAACTCAGATAAAAGCGAAAAGGCATTACATATAGGTAGTGTTAGCAAACGTTTGTTAGCTGAAAAGATAATTTTAGCACTTGATGATTACGGAAGAAAAACACACTCAGTTGAATATGGATTACCGATTGACCCTGACACAAAAGACTTTGAAGACAAAAGACCACAAGAAATGCTAAAAATAGTAATCGATATTTTAAATGGTTGCTAACGAGTAATAAGAAAACGTTTTAATGTTTCTTATGTAATGTTATTAAATTAAAAAGATATGAAGAAAAGAGTTAAATGTGTAGTAGAGTATAACACTACTTATTTAAAGTATAAGCATAACTACGAAGTTGAATCAGAAGATAACAACTGGTATTACTTTAAGTTTGAAGATGTATTAATTAAATATCCTAAATTTTATTTTATAGAGATATGAAAGTAAGAGCAAAAGAAACAATAGATTTAAGTGATAGCCCTGAAGATTATTATTTTAGAAAAAATCCACAACACTACGATAACACCAATGGAAGTCTTTACAAGTTCGCACAAGAACATAAGTTAAATGCTTGGGAGTTTGATGTAATTAAAAGAATAGTAAGATGCAGAAAGAAAGGTCAATGGTTAAGTGATATTGACAAAACAATTAAAGTATTAGAATTGTATAAAGAAGAGTATAGAGAAAATGAAAGATAAGATTATAGACTGGGCAAAAGAAAGAGGTTTAATAAAAGAAGATAACGCACCTAAACAAATAATTAAACTTCAAGAAGAAGTTGGAGAGTTATGTAGTGCATATCTAAAACAAAACGATTTAGAACTGTACGATGCAATAGGAGATATACAAGTAGTTTTAATAATACTTTGCGAACAATTAGATATAGACTATGACAAAGCATTAGAAAGTGCCTACAACGTTATTAAGAATCGAAAAGGCAAAACAGTAAACGGTACATTCATCAAGGAGGTTAACTAATAGTTAGCCTTTTTTTATATTTGTTTAAATTATAATCAAAATAATTATTATATTTACGTCAAAAAAAACGTGAAACTTTTAAACGAATTAGCAAAGCACCACAAAGAATGGATACACATAGTAAAAACATTTGGAGAGCATAACACTTGTGAGGATATAGTTCAGGAGATGTACATAAAACTAAACAAGTACACTAAGCTAGAACAAATAACTAACAACGGTAAACTAAATAAGTCGTATGTATGGTTAACATTAAGAAACTTATACTACAATCAACAAAAACAAAGTAATAAGGTTAATTATATAGACATAGAAGATTGTAAAGGACTAGAAGCCTTAAACACAAGTAACGAAGAACTATCTGCTCAAAGTAGG